ATAATTTTAATAATTTATGAAAGGAGGATTTGTATGAAAATCAAATTCTTACAGTTGCCAACTACTGTTCAACAAGTTGTAAATAACAATGTTGGATGTCAGAACGCACTTAGGAATCTAGTTGCGGGTAGACCATCCACACCTCGTTCGTGGTTTTACGAACATAAATCAGCGCAATGGTGCCTTGACCAGGTTTGCAAGAAACTAGAATCTAGTAAGGACCTAAAATTATTAGCTGATTGGGACTTATCATTTGTTGATAAGTTTGGACCGCAGGGAGAAGCTGCCCCTCTAAAGGACCGATTAGATAGTTTTGAAGAATATTTTCTTCACACTGATGCTCCTCAGATACTATCTGATCCTATGTTCATTATGGCGCAGAAGAAAGTAATTAAAATGTTAGGTTTTAATGAAAGTGGATCCCCACTCTCTGTTGATCAAGTCGTCGAGGAGGGTATCTCAGGTGACAAGTATAATACTAATTCGGCATACGACTGCTACTTAAAGAAAAAGAATCCATTAGCTGTAGATAAAGCTAAAGCCGATGCAAGTAGATGTATTAAAGAGAAGTATCCGAATACACCAGGTACAAGAGCAACTCCAGGAAAGACCGGAATAATGGCTCGTAACATATTCATGACTGCATTTAGTGTAGTTCTTAACGGTCAACGATTCCAGAAACCGCTTCAAGAATACATCCGCTCTAAGAATGTAGAATTCTTTGCCCCTTGGGATGGATTCGACAAAGTTCAGAGTATAGCCTCTAGTTTTGAAACTCGAACTTGGAAGCTCAGTGCTGACTATGATAAGATGGATCAACACTTCAATAAACATCATGGAAAAGCTTGTTTTGAGGTAATTAAACACTACTTTAAACGAGAATACTGGGATGAATTAGAGGAAATAATCGATTACGTATTCACTCAACCAATATTATTGGCTCTAGATTATCTGAACGGAGATAGTAGTAAGAAATCCAAAAGAGTAAAACCTGAGTACATTGATCAAATTCACGCTTTAGTGTCAGGAAGTGAATGGACTAACTTCTTAGAAACAGTTTGGAATCTTATCTTCTGGACTTACATGGAACTTAAATATCATGTTAAGATCCGACACAAGGTGGGCATCGGTGATGATCAATTAATCGAGTTCGAATCAGGTCAAGATTGGAATGATTCGAAAGCTGACAAATTCCTTGATTTAATCATATGGAATTTTGATTACGCTGGAACTCCAGGTAACAAGAAGAAGAATGTATTTTCAAGGAGTACATTTGACTTTTGTCAAAGGAAGGCTGACGCTAGTTATAGCGGCATAGATGGTAAAACACGATGGGCATTAGTATACAGATTAACTCGCTGTCTTGAGATGAATGTCTGGCCTGAGTCCTACCATAACGAGAAGATGGTAGAGAATGGTAATAAAGTAAGTATTTATAATAAATACACTTTTGCAATTCAGGTTATCATGAGATCAGAGAATTGCCTATATCATTGGTTACTCTCTTGGTGGATTGATTTTATTTGGCAAGCCAATCCTGCAATCAAAGAATTCGTAGCGTTGAAGGATTCTGAAGTCCTTGAGCAGGAGAGACGTGCAAGGAAAATAACAACTTTATACTCAACATATAATCAGGAAAAAGCTGATCATCATCTAACAGATTTTGTTGTCTTCAAAATGTTGAGACAAAAGTTGAAAGGCAGTACTGGTGCAAAAGCTTAG